TTGATCTTTATGACCCTCTAGTCCCAAATGCCACAATTCTAGACTTGGATTATTTTGACAATGTTAACATTTCCAATATACAACCCGACGGTTCAACTATTGTCAAAAATTTACAAATTCAAGGGGTTAATTGGGAAATCACCCCAAATTCATGGATAGGAAATTTCACCACCCTCGAGCCTATAACAGATGGGTTTATTATAGGAAATAGCACCTATGGGGTAATTGGTGAGGATATTCTGTCTTACTAGGATATAATTAGGTACTATTAAGGAGATATAATGGCCGCAGGATTAGGATTTAAGACTTTCAACACCGGTGACGTTTTGAGTGCCGCCGATACTAATGGGTATCTAATGCAGGGCGTTCTAGTTTTTGCCAACGCTACTGCTAGAGACGCCGCAATCACCTCACCTCAAGAGGGTCAGTTTGCTTTTACTAAAGACAATGATTCATTGTGGTATTACTCAGGTAGTGCATGGGTATCATCCGGCGCAACCGGTGATATTGAAGGCGTAACCGCAGGAACAGGAATTAGCGGTGGCGGTACTTCGGGAACCGTAACGGTCACTAACTCAATGGCAACAGCAATAGACGCCAAGGGTGATTTAATTGGTGGTACTGGTGCAGATACATTTGCAAGATTAGCAGTAGGCGCAAATGACACAGTTCTTACGGCTGATTCCTCAACAGCAACAGGTCTTAAATGGGCTGCACCTGCCGCTGCTGGTGGTGGAATGACTTTAATTTCAACAACTACTTTATCAGGGGCAAGCACAACAATCTCAGTTGCATCCAACACTTATATTGATTTAGTAATGCAACTTGACAATATTGATTGTAGTGTAGATGCGAATGTTTATATACAATTAAACGGAGAAACTGGTGCAACTGCTTATGCTCAAGTAAATCTTGGCGCAAAAGGTGGAACTGCCGATGAAGAATATGCTTTGACATCTGGAATACGATTAGAGGTGCAAGGATATGGCACTACTGGAAACAATTTCACCAATGTTGAGTTATACAATGCAAATTCTACAATAAGAAAAGTCGTTAGTGTCAACGGCGGTGGAATTAATGGGAGTAGTCAATCTACTGTTATTAACAATACAGTTGCCGTTGCCTCAACGGCTGTTATTTCATCAATTGTAGTTAAACCCGACGGCGGAACTTTTGATGGTGGAACTGTTAGATTATATGGAGTTAAATAATGACTAAACCAATGATAAGAATACACAACACAGAAACAAATGAAGTGATTGATAGAGAAATGACTGATATTGAATTTGTTGAATATCAAAAAGAGCAAGCACAGTTTGAGGCTGTAAAATTGGCTAAGGCAGCAAGGGCTCAGGCTAAGGCAGAGTTACTTGAGCGTTTAGGCATTACTGCCGATGAGGCTAAATTACTCTTAGCATAATCTTGAGGGATTGTGCCTAAATAAATTATGAAACCTTGGTTGTCAAAGGCTGCGGCTCAACTACGTGAACAAATAGATGATTCATACCCAGATCGCCAGCGTAAAAGTGATGGATGGATTGCTGACTATAATCATCAACGCAGAGGTAAAAGCGATCACATCCCAGACCCAAAAGCCAACTTTGTTGTTAGAGCAATTGACGTGGACGCTCGCCTTTCTGACGACAAAAGAACTTCAGCATATTTGGCAGATCAAATTCGACTCTACGCTAAACGTGAAGGACGTATTCATTATGTAATTCACTTAGGGATGATTGCATCACCAATCATGAACTATAAATGGAGACGGTATCGGGGCTACAACCCACACAACCACCACGTACATATTTCATTCCGTAAAGATCAAGATTTCAACTCAGACTTTTTTAATATTCCACTACTAGGGGGTAACAATGAATAGCAAGTTATTAGCAGCACTTAACTCATACGGACGCAGCGCATTTGTTTGTCTTGCAACTGTTTACGTAACCAATCCATCCGGCACATTTGAGGACATTTGGAAAGCCTTTCTGGTTGCTTTTGCAGCACCAATCCTTCGTGCGTTAAATCCTGACGACACCGCTTTTGGTATAGGTAGCAAAGAGTAATGACAGCCCTTGAGTGGGCTGGCTTTGCTGCTGGAATCACCACAACATTAATCGGGATGCTCGCCGGCTTACGCTGGTTAGTAAAAGGATGGCTAAACGAACTTAGACCAAATTCAGGAACAAGTCTAAAAGATCAGGTGACACGCCTTGAGAAAAGACTGGATGAACTCTTTATTGTCGTAAGTGGGAAGTAGACTTTAGCCATGGCTACCAAACGGAAACCAAGAAAGAAAGTCGCAAGGCGACGCCGCACTACAAAAGAACCAATCTTAGTTAAGATTGATTTCTGGGCTATCGCTGCTAAAGAGGTATACGACGCTTGTCGTCGTGCAGGTATGGACGAAGGAACCGCCCTTGCATTTGCAATGGATAGGTCGTCATACCCTGATTGGATAGTTGACCCTAAAGACCCAATCAAAAACCCTCTTGACGACTTTGACGAGGACGACGATTAGTATAAAAAGAATTGCCTTTATCTCAGACCTTCAGGCACCGTTTATAGATGAGCAAAGCGTCAAGGTCGTAGGAAAGTTCTTACGGAAATGGAATCCTCACCGGACTATTCAAATCGGTGACGAAATCGATTTACCTCAATTAGGTGGATTTAATGCAGGAACAATAGATGAAATGGTTGGAAATCTTGATGACGACAGAAATTTCACACAAGAGGTACTTCAATACCTTGGCGTTACCGACGTACTAGGAAGTAATCATGGAATTAGACTCTACCGATCAATCAAGAAAAGACTCCCCTCTTTCCTCAACCTACCCGAACTCCAATATGAACGTTTTATGGGGTATGATAAACTCAAGATTAAATTCCACCCCTACGGACTTGATTGGGCGTACGGCTGGACGGCAGTTCATGGAGACTCTTTCCCTCTTAGCCAAGTACCATCACAAACGGCATTAAATGGGGCTAGGAGGCTGGGAAAGAGCGTGGTGTGTGGTCACACCCACCGACTAGGGTTATCAGCCTTTACAGAGGCTTCCAGAGGGCAATTAGGGCGTACTGTATGGGGATTAGAGGTCGGCAATTTGGTCGATCTAGCCTCAAGCGGCATGGCGTATACAAGAGGCTACGCCAATTGGCAGCAGGGCTTCGCAGTAGCCTATGTTCAAGATCGTAAAGTGCAAGTTATACCTATACCTATTAATAATCATTCATTTATTTTTGAAGGTAAATTGTATGAGTAGGCAGATAGATTATGAGCCTAGAGATATAGACGAACAAATAGACGCCTTTGATGAATTAGGGCTTTTGTAACAAAACTGTTATACAACACGCCGGCACCGATCTTGATGGTGTCGGTTAAGTCTGTCATCCTTCTCGTATCCAAGTTAACGGACTTGGTATAAACGAAAGGTATGAGATGAAGGTTAGAGCGCAAGACTTTGAACGGTTAACTACTTGCCAAATGGAGTTTGCTGGCAATGATGGCTGGGTTGAGCAGATCAACCGATTTGATGAGGAAATCAATTGGAAGCATAAATTCATTTACTGGGTAGATACCTACGTAAGTGCCTTGGTTGCTGTTCAATACTTAGTAGATCAAAAGTTTGACTACTCAATTTCCTATGATGAGGCGACTGCCGACTGGGTTATTACTACTGATTACTCCGGTTCATGGGTGACAGTATGAAAATAAACGGAGTTACTATTTTGTGGTTCATGATAGCAACGGGCTTACTATCTTATGCAGTTAGTTTATGGCATACGGAAATCTACAACCAAGGTTATTGGCGAGGGCGTCAGGTAGGTTGGAACATGCACCGACGCATGGTCAATATAGAGAAAGAGGTGGATGAGGTGTTTGACTATGAACAGAACTGAGGATTTATTTGACGAGGTAAGAGTTACCTTGTCGCAGAGAGGTAGCGTCTATGGTTCAAGCAGAACAAATCACGAAAGAATCTCTGAACTATGGAGTGCCTACCTTGGAGATTACATATCACCAATGCAGGTCAGTATCTGTATGCTGCTCGTCAAAGTCAGTCGTCTTACAGAGTCACCTAATCATCTCGATTCAGTTAAAGACGGAATTGGCTACCTCGCAATATACAATCAAATACTCAAAGAGTATGACACAGAATATAAAGGTGAAGTAGATGGCATTTAATATCAACGACTATGAAACGGTGGAGGTGAGGCTTGGAAGGTTTATTGCTGACTATCCTGATTTTATGGTGCATACGGAGTTGCTGGAGAATACTGAAAAACGCTTTATTGTTCTTGCCAAGATTTTTAGAACATGCGTTGATAGCCAGCCGTACGCTACTGGGCTTGCTTACGA